CCACAGCCTGTTCTTCCCAGTAGGATACATATAAACACAGACAGCATGACCCCACTTGTCGGTGTAGATAACAAGAACCTTTGCCTGAATGCCGTTCGCCTTCAGTCCCTGCGTCATTACAATCGCCTCTGGAAGGCAGGCGTTCTTATATTTACCTACCCACGGAGGAGTGTTCGCAAGAGGATTAGCCGTGCATCCCGCTACGAGCAACGCCAGCAGCAGGATGAAGACTCGCATTAGCTCAAGGCTGCGGCAAGCTGTGCGCCAGTCGTAGCAACCGTGCTGGAGTTCTTCAGGCGGGTTCCGATAGCACCACTCGTAGTAAGTGCGGATGTCTGCGTATCCCAAACGTCGGTAGCAGTAAGCGTAGATACAGGAACTTCGTTCGTGCCATCCCAAACTATGCTACCAGAACCGACGTTCGTAGAAGCAGCGATAAAAGCGATCTCGTAGGTTCCGGCAGAGCCAGTCATATTCCCGCTGTAAAAGCCAGAGGAACCAACCTCCGTAAGCGAGATAGCGGAACCTACTGAGGCTCCGTTTTGAAAACGTTGCGCGGTAACTGTAAGCCCGCTTGTCGGAAGTGCGATGTTGAGTTCGTTTGCCATATTAGTAGTTAGTTAGCTGGTTCCCATTGACGCTCCACCCTATCGTCAAACCAAACTACGACAGGATTCCATTCGCCTTCTTCGGGTTTATCAAGTTTAACGAGAGGAACGATAGTCGGCGTGACCCAATCTTCTGGTGTGGGATATGGAGCAAGCGTATCAAGACGGGGATTTCCCTCGTCATCCAGCACGATGCTGATCAATTCTTTGGTTCCATCTGCGAAGATTACTCCGTATGTTTTCATAGTTTATGTTCCGTAGGCGATTTCGACGGCATCCACCGAGGCGACCCATCGCCATGTTTCGGCGGCGATGCCTGTGACTTCTACTTTGAGTGCATCGTTCGTGTCGTTGGCGCTCAAGGCGATAGTTGTTCCTGCGGCGTTGTCTGTTCCGATAGTCACGGGTGCATAGACTTCCGTGGTAGTTCCCGCCACATTCTTGAGCGCGTATTGGCGCAGGTAGTGGGCTACTGCGGTGCCGTCTGATTTGATGCCTGTAATGTTGATGGTGAGGCCGAGGACTTTGCCGCTGGGGATCGTGAGGCGAGTTGCGCTGCCGTCTAAGAAAAGCTCGACTGCGCTGTTTGTCGTGGTCTTGTTGCGCAGGACGAAGCGGGCGCGCTGGGCATCGCCTGATCCTGATGTGCTATTAAACGCACCATTAGCATGGGCCTGCATTCCTCGACGGTCTGCCAAGGCGTTAAAGCCAGATAAGATTCCAGTTCCTGTTCCAGAAGCTGTATTTCCAGAAATCGCCCCGCCATCTGTTCCGGCTCCAATAAACGCTCCAGTTCCAGATGCAACATTCGACCTCCCGCCGCCACAAAAAGACAACAGCCCAGAGGCAGCATTACTCTGCCCTGCACAAAATGATGGAGAACCAGATGCAGAATTTCCAAAACCTAAAGCGGCACTATAATTTCCAGAGGCTGCATTATATCCGTTTGCAACGAATGATGAAAGTGCAGAAGCAATGTGATTTGCATTACTTCTTTCAATTTGCAAATCAACTGCATAGTTCCCGCGAGCATTTCCAGTAGAGGCTGCGCCAGTTGGCTTTGGCCCTAGAATAAAAGCCCCAGTTCCTTTCGGCGTGAGGACGAGGGCAGAGTTGGTTTGGCCTGCGTGTGCGTTGACGATGGCTACATTGTTCTGAGTGCTTGTAGTTGCGTCATCTATCACGATGTCGCTGCCTTGTGCAGTATACTGACCAGTTCCATCTGCGCGAGGAACTGCGTTGTCTACTGTTCCAAGAGTGCCGCCGATGCCTGTGATGTTGCCTCCAGAAACCGTGATACCTACGGGAGTCAATTGTTCCATCACGCCTGTTCCCGCAGTGCTGCGGCCTACGATACGGTTGGTGGCGATGCTAGTAGAAATGTCGGGTGTCGCTCCACCAGAGCTAGTCAGCGGAGCGGTAGCAGAAATAGAAGTTACACCACCCGATGCGTTAAGTGTGGTTCCTGAAAGAGAAAGCCCAGTTCCCAGCGTGATCTCTTCAATCGCACCAGTCCCCGCAGTTCCGCGTCCCAACAGTTTGTTGGTCGCCATGATTGTCTTGCCCGAGCTTGTTCCGATCATCGTTTATGTATAAGTTAGCGTTTCTCTGTCAGACCAAGCACCTGTAGCACTCCCGTCTGAAACAACTTCTCCCGCAGAGTTTATTTCTGTTTTGTAAATTGTCCAGTCATTTGAATCTTCTGGATCGCTTTCGGGATAATCTTCCCAAGCAAGCCGTCCGATATAAAGTTCCAATCCGTCTGAACTGGTGGCGGATAAAAACAAATAGAGCGAAGTATCGCGTGGTCTAGCCAGCCGAAATACTTCGCCCGATTCGTCTTTGCTGTAGAGCCTGCGATCCGTTAGATTGATCGCAAGCTCCCCAGCGGTGAGGTCTTGCGCCTCAGGGACTCGCCCCGAGACGCTTGACCGTTTTAATTTGATCGTTGTAGGCACGATCCTTCTAACTTATATTAGAAGGTTCCGCCGTCAACTTCTCCCTCAAGAGCGGAGATGCGGGACTCGTGGTCCGCAACGTCAGTCTCAAGGCTGGTAGCACGTCCTTCAAGGGCGTCGATGTCGGACTCAGCCGTATCCACGCGACCGCTCAGGGTGCTAGCCGCAGACTCAATCGCGTCAATATCGCTCTCAGCGGTATCAAGCCGACCGTCGAGGGAGGAAACGTCACCCTCAAGCGTGGTGGCGCGGCCTTCCAATGCGTCGATGTCGCCTTCGGCTGTGGTCACACGACCTTCCAGCGTGGTAGCGGCAGACTCAATGGCGTCGATGTCGCTCTCGGCAGTGTCGAGGCGTCCTTCGGCGGCGTCCATCTCTTCCTCAAGCGTATCGATAAGGCCCGCAAGCTCGTCGCAACGGCCTTCAAGAGCTGCGATGTTGCCTTTATTGAATTCGTCCTCGCTTTCCAGCGTAGTGGCACGACCTTCAACAGCGGTGGCGCGGGACTCAAGCGAGTCGATATCTCCTTCAGCCGTGGTGACACGTCCGCTCAGGGTAGAAGCAGCACCTTCAATCGCTGTAATGTCTCCCTCAATCGCTGAAAGGCTGTTCGCCACAGTCGAGGCGAAGTTAGCATCATCGTTAAGAGCGGCAGCGAGTTCGTTCAGGGTGTTGAGCGCAGCGGGAGCAGCGTCGATAACGTTGCTGATCGCGGTGTCAACATATCCCTTGTTGGCGGCGTCGGTAGAAGCAACAGGAGTTGCAACGTTCTCAACGACGAGTGAGCCAGCGTCAATACCACCAGAGAAGGTTTTCTTACCGGAGACGGTTTGAGCAGAGGATTTGTCAACGAACGTGCCCTTACCAGCGATGGCCTCAATCGAGGTGCCATTGCCGATGTAGAGTGTTTCGTTTACGAAGTTATGTGCCAATTCACCAGCGAGCAAAGAGGCGGGTGCGCCCGAAGCTCCGGTTAGACGGCGTTTAATGCGGATATTAGTAGCCATATTATTATTTCTTTCTGGTTGTTGTTTTGTTTGAAGCTGGGGTTACTTAGCCCCAGCCCTTCCTTGCGAAAGTGTCGCTGTTTTAAAACTCTCCCCCGTCGTTGTCAACACGCAAAGGAACATATTTATTTTGATCGCTATTCCACAGATAAGGAAGACCTTCCTCTTCTTCAAAATAAATGCGACCACGTTCTCCCGTTGCAGGGAAGTTATCTTTTGTTTGATAAGTTACCACATCGTCAAAGTCTGTAGGCAAGCTATCTGCGACAAGCTTACCCTTCTCTTCGACCACCCGTCCGTTGTAGATTACTTTCATATTAAGGCGCGTCTGCGTTTACGATATTGTTGTCGCCGTCTAGGCAGAAGCGGATGATGCCTGAGCCAGAGGGGGTAACATAAGAGCCATACGACAATCTACATGAAATAAGCTGACCAGTTAAAATACCATCGTCGCCAGAAAAACTAAAATTACCGCCATAACAATTTACAAAAATACCTTCTGAAAAAGACCCAAATGCGTTTTCTCCACCAACACATCCAAAAAATTTCCCACTTGTAATGCCGCCGCCACCTCCAGAGCTAAAACTATAAAATCCACTTCCAAAACAATTTTCAAAAACCTGAAGCGGTTTGCTGTCGGCAATTTTAAACTGTTGTGTTCCGACAGAAATTCCGCCAACCCTTACGTCGTTTGCTGTTACATTTAGCGTGTTATTGGAAACAATAACAGCGGGATTTTGAAATTGTGCGCCTAGTCCTACGAGGTCTACATACTCTGCGTCTATCGCAAGCTCGGAGGACAAGGAGTAAGTTCCGGGGATGATGAAAACTGTAATGCGATTGCTCGCTGATGGGCCTTTGGCTTTAGCCTCGGCGTATTTAGAAGCAAGATCGTCGCCGGGCTGGACGAGGACGTAATTGTCTCCGCTTGATTGTAAAGCGGAAGAACTCGTAACCGCGCTTGCGTAAGTATTCTGCGCGATCTTGAACAGCAGATTGTGCTGTCCGTCACCTACTCGCGGTTGAGACTCGCCTGTGTTGGCGGCTATTTTCGCAAGAAGGTTGTTCTGTGAATCGTTAAATTGTGGGAACTGTGCCATTTCAAGCAATTCCTGCGCGTTGACGTAGACGCTCTTGGAACGGCACTTCCTCTTCTACGGACTCTTCCTCTTCCATTTCACCCTCGGGCATCTCCTCTTCTTCCATTTCTTCCTCTTCTTCTTTAGCAAGAGGATACCCGTCGATTGAAACAAGGGTGAACTCTCCATCTCCGCAGTAACAAACTTTAGCGAGAACCTCTTTCTCCTCGCCTTCCTTCATATCGGAATAATCGAAACCCTCTGGAGCATCGAACTCGACGCCCTCTTTCTCGGGTTTGCCCATACCGATAATAACAGCCATTCCGCCTTTGCCTTCGTTTTTCATATTGTTCGATCTTTCTTTAGTTAAGGTGCGAGGAGGGATCGAACCTCCCCGCACCGTGAGCTAGCTTACGCTACCAACTGCTTAGGAGCAGGACTGGTAGATCGTGGCGGGCGAGCAGCGGAGGTGCATGATAGCATAACCCCACTCAACACGCTTCGGCTGAGAACCCTGCATGAACAGAGCGTAGAAGTATCCGGTCAAGCCAAGGATGTTGTTCACGTTGTCCCGGTTGTTGATCCAGATGAACTCACCGCGATAGTTGACAGGATCGAACTTCAGTCCCGAACCGGGGCTGGTGATGACCTGAGCAACACGCGAAGTGAAAACGTGCGGGTTGTAGATAACGCTAACCTCGTAAGGAGCGGTGCGGTAAGCCGGATTGACAACCGCTTTGCTGCCCGTGGTGGCTGCGGCATTCGCGTAGAACGGAACGCGGACAAACTGCCCGTTGACGAAGTTGTAACGAGGAGCTTGACGATCAACGATGTGAACGAAGCCAGAGTAGGCGAACGAAGCGCCGAAGGGCTTGATCAACTCGTCAACCTGCGAGGAGAAGCGGAGGTCTTGACGGATGTCAGAGTTCTGCTTCTTGATGTAGTTCGACGTTTCAGGCGAGCAGATGAGCGCGTATTGCGGCTCACCGTCAACCATCGCGTAATGACCCTCGGCGGAATCACGAGCCAGATCGAGATAGAACTGGTCGAGCATGCCTTGGTCGAGAGCGAAGGTCGGGGCCACGGCGGGGAACGCCTGATCCGAACCGCTGACAGACATCGCAAGCGTGTCGTTCACGTCGGTAACAACTTTGTTGCCGCAGAGACGGATGAACTCGTCGCGGTAACGGTTGCTCCAGAACCACTGGCTGTTCTCTTTGAGAACCTTAACCTCACCAGCCAACTGCTCCTCGGCCTTCCACGCAGTGCGGAGGTCGTTGACGCAGAAGCCGGGGCTACGGATAGCCGACTGCTGGAGGTTGTAGCTCTTGAGGGTGCGGGCAAACTCAACGGTTTGCGGGGTCGGGTTACAGGAATTGCCTGTTCCGTCGTTGGTTCCGACGTCTTCCCAAGCGGTGGAACTGACGTTGCCGACAGTCGAACGCTCTTGGATAAGGGTCTGGATTGACTCACCCATTCCGGCAGGGAAGGTATCCTGCTTGATGAGGCGGTTCCACACATCGGTTCCGATAAGTTTCGCGGAGATCATTTCTCCGATACGACCAGCTTCTTGCTGGAGTTGCTGATTCACATCAGCGAGATTGTATTGTGACATTTGTTTATCTTTCTAAATGATTGTTAATTGTAAGTCGCCCCTCCCGCATTTGCGGAAACGGCATTTTCTCTTATCTCCTCCGAGCCACTTGAGAAGCCCTTGCGGGTTTTTTTAAGCTCACAATTAGTCTATACTATGCTTGCGGAACACAGCCTCCGTGGAACCTTTTTCAACAGGTTATCCAACCCTGCATCGCAAGGGGTAATGTATTATTTAAAGTTATGCAAGGATTATTTACAAAAAAGAAAGGCGCACCATTTACGATGCGCCCTTCAATCAGATGACGACTTCTGAATTATGCAACCATTCGGGACACCATGTTTTTCACGAAGTCTTCCGTGTCAACCTTGGTGTAGTCTACAGGTTTGTTTGTATCTTGAGGAGTCCTCGGTGAGGAACCTCCAGCGGCGGGTGCTGCACCTCCGCGCAATTTGACGTTCTCCTTGCGGGTTGTTTCCAACTCGCTTTGGAGTAATGTGATGCGATCCACGAGATCGGGGAGAATAGCAGCACCTGCGATTCCGTAAACCTTGAGGTCTTCGGGCCACTCGTCGTAGTTCATAATCTCCTGTTGGAGTTTCGCTACGTCTGGACGCTTGTCTTCCGGCAGAAGGTTAAACACCTTTTCTCCGATCTTGGGGATGACCGTATTGATCGCAGTTTCGCGTTGAGCGATAAACTGTTTATACGCCTCCTCGCGTTCGGCGAGTTCGCGTTTCTGCGATAACTCAAACGCTTCTTTGCTGTTCTGCTCGATCTCTTGTTTGCGGTTGTGGATGGCAAGCATGTTGTCCGCAAGGGTGTAAATCTTTGTTTTGTCCCTTTCAGACCAATCGGCAAGCAACTCTTCCAACGCTTTAGGATTGCCGTTGATGTCGGCTTCCAAAGCATCAACAATATCCGAACCGTCTACGTTGTTTCGCTTGGCGTAGAAGTCCACGTCATCGAACAACTTGTTAAGAGGCTCCGTAACGTATTGCTTATACTCCTTGCTGGATTGAACTCGCGAGATGTAAAGCTCTCCGTCCAAAGCTTCGCGCTCTGCCTTGATCTCTTCGATCTGGGCTTTAAGAGTGTCGACTTCTTTTGAGGTAGATTCAAACTCCTCGCCGCGTTTTTTAAGTTCGGCAAGTTCCTTTTGAGCGGACTTCAAGTCTTTCTCTGCTTGCTTGAGTTCCTTCCAGCGAATCTTGGACTTTTCGTCGGTAGGCTGGGGTTCCTCGGATTCTGCGGCAACTGGCTCCTCTGTAGAAGGTTCTTCTACTTCTGGAGTGGATTCCACTT